TCGAACCCGTTTCGACAGCGTGTCATTTCATGCCAAACCCGCTCAATACGGGCTTTGCGCTACCCTCGACGGCTCGTTTCGTCGCTATTCGGCTCTATGATTTCGACACTTTTTCGACACTATAAAAAGCTAAGAAACCTAAAAATCCAGAATACTATCTAGATTTTTTTCTGCTTGCTTCAGCCTTGCAAGCGCCTCAATTGCAGCCTTACATTTATCCTCACAAATCATGACTCCAGTAGTCATTAGCCCCCTCCTGAGAACGCCCTCAACTTGGGGGTTACTCTTCAAATTCGAAATAATTTCATCTTGAGGATGGTGCCACTGCCCCAGTGGCAAAATAGACGCTAGATACTTTGCAGCTTCGCGCTCAGCTGTGCGAGACTTAGAGAGCGCCTCCGCTCCCAGCTCCGAAAATGCATTCCGTGCCAAATAATCCTCCGTGATTTTCTGTCCCAAACAAACAACATAATCAACATCATTAATTGAGGTGTATGAGTAATGCGTCCCAGTAAAACCAACGCTATCCGGAATCGTCACCATATGTCTATCGCCTACAACATGCGAGACAGCCTCTAAAGGCCAGCACGAAATCGCCCACTCCGAAATAAAATCAAGATTGTCCCACAAGACATCACCAGACCCCCTTAATGAAACATAAGTTAAGTACTTCTGAGCTAGTGGCACCGTTATTTTCTCAAGATACAACTGAGGGAAAAGCTCGTAAATATACTCAATAGAGTCCCTGAACTGCTCGACCAGTTTGCTAGATATCAAACGATCAAGCAGCTGAGGTCGAGTGGAAATGAATTCTGCCGCAAAATATTCCGCCAAACTTCGGTGCATAAACTTGATGCCACTACCAACAGTGGTAAGCAAGGGCACAGCCAACAGCAGGTCATCTATAAACGCCTTCGAAGAAACATCGGGCGATGCAGACAGCGCCTTAGCTTCATTCACTAACTCAATCAATGCTTCGCGCGTCCCTTCGGAGCCAGAGGATCTAACGATATAATAATATGAAAAAACAGTTAGTAATTTTCTAAAATCATCAATATCTAACCGCGACTCTTTATCCCTAACATATCCCGCCTTCGTGAGATCATGCCCTTTAAAAAGAGCCTCAAATACCTCACTATAAAAAATAGTGATCTTATCAGCAATTGCCCCATTAAACCCATAAGTTCGGTACAAAAGCCCAACCAAAAGCGGGGTTTCAAGAAATCTGGGCGGAACCTTATCTATTTCATTTATTAGATCAACCCCAATGGTTCTCAATGAATATTTATCATACCTTTCAAGAATTGAAAGGACTTGCTTTCTATTTAGCCTATTTAAACGATAAATTACTGCACCACCAATGCTGGGAAGAGATTCCCGGGGCCTCGAAGTAACAACCAGCGGCGTCTTTCTTTTCTTTTCATTTAATGCTTTTATTTCTTTAGCTAACTTATCCCTAGCACCTGACGAAACCTCATCAAAGCCATCGAGAACAATGAAAAGATACCCCCCAACAATAAGCTTTTTAAGCAGTTCCCGACTAAAAACCGAATCAAGCTCGTCAAACATATCAGCAATACATTCAAACAGGCTTCGCGACCCATCATATTCAGAGAGATCATATAATACCGGAATTCTATCAGAATCTTTCAAGACATGAAGACATAGGGATTTCACGTAAGTTGACTTCCCCATCCCGGCCTCGTCAACTATCAGATAAGATGCTCCATCCGCAGCTATATCTAACTGAGCAAGAGCGCCTGCCCCGCTTCTCCCCCATTCTGCACTGCGCTCGCTTAAAGTAATTGGCTCATAAATAACTGCAAGCTCAATCTTTTCCTGAGGAAATACTATTGTAGAAACGAAAGAAATTTTAGCCGTGATCCTTGTCAAATAATTCTCTAGGAGCACAGATAATTTTTTTTCCTCAAGGTGCTTTGCCAAATCTTTTTCAATGGCCCACTGCTTGATTCGTTCAATTTTTGGCCCTAGCAGAGCACTCACAACAGTCCCCACAGGCTGTAATGCGGTACGCGCCGCAGCTACCTCACCTACCACCACAAAACCTCCCCAAACTTATAAAAAAATATCTTTCAAAAGATATTTATTATCACGTCACTCGATTTCCACACGACAGACCGCAAACTAAGATATGCAACGCCAGTTTCAGAGCGCGCACAACTCCTCACGAAGCACCATAAGCCCTTGCGGCGCTTCTATACCAACCTTAACCTGAGAGCGCTTCATCGACGTCACCTTTATCTCTATACCAGTCGTGACTAGTGTTTTCACAATAGAGTCGAGGTCAGCATTAGGCTCAAGAAAAATATAGATTTTTTCGCCAGCTCGACGAGTAATTACCAGAGACATGCGGCACCTTCCTTGTGTTTGTCGACTTTTAGACTAGCTCAATCTTTTTTTAGTGCAAGAATCGCTTATCCCATCGGATTAAAGCTACTCGCCGCAGAGCAATAGCGCGTCTTCATGCGATCACTGCTTGTCTTGCGGTCACTGTCATAGCGGGCACGCCAGGTTTTGCACTCTTCGTGGAAGTGCTGTTTGGCGGCCTTGCGGCATTCGCGGTAGTCGATTGATCCGCGCCGGTGATTGGCGCAAACGCTGGTGCCGTCGATGTAGTTGTTCACCGATAGCCATTCCGCCAGGTAGTTAGTGCCGCCATTCCAACTCTTGATCCACTTGGATGTGTGCTCGCGGTTTACCTGCCTAGTTTGGCGCTGCTGCGTCTGCTGGGGTGCCTGCGCTATTTGGTGGGTTGCGGGCGGTGTGTAGGTGCTGGCCGGCTGCTTAGGCGTGTAGTTCTTGTCGCTGAATGCATTCCTAGAACTGGCAATCGCCCTCTCCATGTCTTTATCCGTCCACTGGATCGATGCATGCGGCTGAGGCTGATTAACCGGCTCATATGCAACCTGCTGTGCGGGTGGATCGATGGGAATGGATGGCAGCCTTGTAGGCTCTTCCGGCTCGCTAAAGTGCTGTGGCGCCGATTGCTGGCTGAACAGGGGTTTGCCGTCTACGTGAATCGCCTGCTTGAGCTGATCCACATTGATCACGATTGGCTTGGCAAACAACGCGATCACGCCCCAGGTAATCGCGGAACCCACGCCCAGGATGGCCACCATTCGCCATGGCCCGGCATTTTTCTTGCTGCGTAGGTAGTCTGGTGCGTCATCCCAGTCGGACTTCATTTAGCCTCCGTGCTTTTAACTGCGCTACAAAATCAAAAATCAACTAGCCAATAAGATCATCATTGATAATATCATCTAAAACAGCATCAATATCATACAACTTACCCTTCAAAATCATGAAGAGCTCAGCAACCGACTCCCTGGCTTCTCTTGATCTTAAATCGTTGTCCCCATATGCAACCGTAGGATAAGTAGAAAAATCCTGAATACTAGCCGCCTGAGCAGAGCTCATTGCCTCAGGATAATAGTACACCCAATAATCACCATCCTCCCTCAAATAAATCGACCATATATATTTTTCCTTATAGCAGAAAAAATACTCCTCCCCATTACGAGTATTATGCCCTTCAACAACATTAGCCAAGAGCCCCGCATTGGCAATCATCGAATTAATTGCCTGAACAATCTTACTCACCTTTTACCTCCATCCATCACAATAGCATTATCAGCAACGTTCAGGTGTCTAATACGCTCTCTTATCTCGCTGACCAGACTTCTTTTCCTAGGTTCTGTTAGGCGCTGCTTTTCTGAGACCGCAGCCTCCAGTTTTACAACAAGATCAGAAAATCGCTCATTCAGCCTTTCATTGCCGTTAATCTGACCTATCATTTCATGAAAAATTATGATGACCTTTTCATACCCCTCTTCGCCATTCACATTATAATCATTTAATCTCTCAAGCTTTTCTTTTAACTCAGCCAAAGTCACTTGATGACTGTAGTTTATCAGTACTGAAAGCGCATTTGAAATTGCCGCCCCCTTGGCGACAAACAAATAAACAGCAATACCTGAAGCGGCTATAGTTGCAATATCAGCCGAAACTTCTAAAAATGTCACTATCTCGCTTAGCATTCCTCCCTCCCTTATAAACTAGCATCACTGCTTTTCCTCTCTCCCCTTGCGCTCGTACCAACGCCTAGTCACTTCCGTTGTAATCGCTATCCCGCGTTTTGATTGGGCAAGTTTGAATTGGCCTGATCGTATTCGGGGCTTGTCTGCCCTGCTTCCGGCGCAACCTGGCCGCTCGCGATCCATAGCGCATAGCTAGGAAAAAGCTTCACCAGCACCTCAACCTCTTCGGTACTGATGCGAGCCTTCCGGTGGCGCAGGTTCTTCCACCTGCTCCAAGTGATATCAGATTGCCTTACCAGCTCGTCAAGCCCAGCCTTATAAATCAAGGCTATAGCCCTATCCTGAATTGATTCCATATTGTTCTATAAAATCATCAGTTCAATATTTGAACTCCAAATCTGAACTGATAGACTCCATCATGAGTTCAATAATTACACCGTAGATTTGCCCCTCGGTGTTACTGAAACGAATAGTGACGGAACGAGCATGGAACTGGAAGAGCTGGAACCTTCGAAGCTGATAGGCCCGCAACAGGACGTGGAAACCGTCGAGTCCTGGGCCGACCGAAACGGCCTGACCTACGGCACTGCGCGTGCCTGGGCAATGAAAGGCGTTCTCCCCACCGTAAAGCTAGGCAAGCGCCGCATGGTCAATAGCGCCCTGCTCCGCTCCTGGCTGCTGGAACAGGAGTGGACGGCATGATCCGCCAAACCTCCGGCCTCCCAGGTGAGGGCATGACTTATGAACCTCTCCCGCTACCTGCACCAACCGCACCCCGAGGGCTGCGACTGCTCTGTGTGCTGGTCCCGACGCGAAACGGCTCGCCGCGCAGTCTGCCCGTCCACACCCTGCACCGAGTGCCGCCCCGTGTCGGTCCTAAAGGTCGATGGACGCTGGAAGCTGACGCCTGCCTTCATCTGCGCGAAACACACCCCAAGCAACCGACCGCCCAGGTATTGGCACGTTGTGCTCGACACCGGCAAACCAACGCCCTTCGTGCCGCTACGCGAGCCGTTCGAGCTGGTGGGGTGAGCGCATGAGCAACCCAGCCAAGGAAGAAATCATTCGTGCTATTCGAGTCCTTGCCCTCAGCAAGCAATTCACCGTTGAGCAACGCATTGGCTTTCTTGAGGACATCGAATTTGAAGCTCAGGACAACCGAGAGGGACTTGAGGGTTCTCTTGATAATGAAGAGGCAGGCCATCAATGACCGTCTCATTCCGTACAGGTCGCTATCTGGTCGCCCTGCTCTGGCACGCATTTCCCTATCTGTGCATCGGGTTTGCTGTCGGTTCGATCTTCTCGACGCTGCAAGTCGTCAAGGTGGTGGAATCGGTAGACGACTACTTCTATCAGGCAATGGCCAAGGTCGTTCACCAGTGCGCCCCCAGCGATCCGGCCAACGCCGCCGCTGCTGAACAGGTCAAGGGCCGCGCTCCCGGCTCGTCGGATCACGCTTCACCGATCCGGCGAACGGAAGCACGGGCGGAGCGCACCCTTGAACACCCACCACCCTAAATAGCCTCCGCTCGTGAGTGTGGGGCAGCTCCACCGCCCCGCGCTCCCGAGCCCTCGGCGGCAAGAGTGGGATGACAAGGGCAAAGCCCTTGGTGTTGAACAACTAACCCGCTGCACCAGCGGCGCTAACTGAAAACCTCGGCAAGTCGAGAACCCCACCCGGGCAAAAACGAGAAGTTTGCCCGTGTGGACCCGCTCGGCCTGCTGAAAGGCAAACCCGCGCAATAAGGCGCAACTAAGCGAGGAAACACAACATGGCACGCACCACTATGGAATTGGCATTCATCAGCGCTGAGCGCGTCCAGTTCGATAACGTAAAGCTCGTCAAATTGTTCTTCGGTGACGAACCCGATGGCGAAAAGGACCTCGGCGTTTCGCTCATGTCGATGCAAGTCACTGAAGACGCCCTCGACGAAGTGTGGGCGGCCTGCCAGGGCTTCGATGTACTGGAGACCATCCGCGTTACTGCCGAAATCGAACGCGGCTCCAAGAACGCGGGCAAGTTCATCGTCCTGCACGTCGAGTCGGCTAAGCCGGCTCAGGCCAACAAGCCGGCCCCGCAAGCCACCCAACAACAGCCCAAGCCGACCGGTGCTCAACCGGACGCGGCCAAGGCCTGACGGGAGGGCGCCGCCGTGCTGATCGTTGATCGCGTGCTGTGTGACTGCTGCGGGCAGCCCATGGGCCAGCTCTACAGCCAGCCTGCTCCTCAGCCCGACCTGCTGCCCGATCTGAACAAGGCGCCCGCCCTCGTCATCTGCCCCGACTGCATCGCCATGGCTGAGGTCATCCGCGACCCCAGCCTGGCTGAGTAACCGAGGGCCTATGAATTTCATCGCCTGCGATGGGGAATGGTCGGTTGGTGCCTCGGGTGAACTCTTGTGCACAGGCCAACTGGTATCCGTCGCGGACGCTGAAATGCAGGGCCTTACAGGCTCTGCGCTCACCTGGGATGACGTGTCCGAACTGCAAGGCGAAGCGATGATTCTGTTCGCCACCGTGTTCGGGTTCCTCGTCCTCAAAAAAGTCCTGAAATCGAGGTAATACCCATGAAGCACATCCGCACCCTGCGCCGTTCGCTCGGCGCCGCTGCTGCAGTCGGCGTACTGACTGTTCAACAGGCTTATGCCGCCCTGCCAGCCGAGGTGAACACCGAACTCGGCAACGCCAAGACCGACGTTGTCGAGCTGGGTGGCCTGGTCCTCGTCGTGCTGATCGCGGCTGCCGCGTTCAAGTACATGCGTCGTGCCATGTAACCCAGCAACTGCACGTATGTGCCGAAGCAAGCAAAGCCCCGCCTCGGCGGGGTTTTCTTTTCCGGATACCGCCATGAACTACCAACTGTTTGTCCTGCTGATCACCGTCCTGGCGCTGTATCTCGTGTTCTTTGGGCGGGTTTAACGATGAACAAGCCAGGTTTACTACTTCGATTATTGCTGGTCCTTGGCCTTATGGGGTGGGGGCAGTTTGTTTTTTCAGCTACCTATAACTTCGCAAATTCGACTGACGCGGTTAAGGCCTGCCAAGCTGCTGAGCGCTCTGGTACTTACCCAGGTTCTTGGTGTCAGGTATACGGCCAACAGCAACAAGCCATTCTTGTTAGCTCCATTGGCAGTATTATTCACGCTTACAAATGGTCTGGTTGCCCTGCTGGTCAGATACCAACCGGTGCTGGCGGCCAGTGCATCACGCCTGAGCCAGATAAATGTGAATCGTCAGTCGGCTCCAATGTCGGCCACCAGCATCGGCTGGGTGAGTTCACCGGGAGAGGTGTCGTCGGTGCTCGGATCGATCCGCCGGGCGTGGTCTGCGACGGCGGTTGCCAGTACGCCTCCACTCAGCAGCCACCCACTAGCATCACGCGGTTCGTCAACGGTGACCCTAGCGGGGTCTTCGCGACCTACACATACAAGGGCAATGGCGTTTCTTGTACCGGTGGCGATGCCATCCGTTCACAGCCCACTAACGGCACTCCAACAGCTGAGAAAAGCAGCGAGTGCACGAACAAAATAGTCCACGCCGATGGCAGCCAAACCTACTCGTGCAGTTCGGCTGAAAAGTACACCGACATTGGCAACATGAACTGCGGCCAGTTCGAAGCCGGTGGTGAATATCGCTGTGAGCCGAAAGCGCCCAGCCCAAAGATGACCGACAAAACCACCGATGTCGAAGTCACCGAAAAAACCAATCCGGACGGTTCAAAAGACACCACAACCACGACCACCACGACCACCACCAATTGCAGTGGTGTGAATGCGTGCTCAACCAGCACCACCACCTCAAGCACCACCAGCCACACCAAGTCGGACGGCACTCCGGGTGGCGAGTCCACCACCTGTACCGGCGCGGCCTGTCCTGACTCGGACGGCAAAAGCCAGGAAGAGCGCGAAAAGGAACAAGAAGAGGAAAGCGAAAGCTCCGTGTCTGGTGGCCAGACCTGTGAGGCCGCCCCGGTGTGCGAAGGCGATGCCGTCCAGTGCGCCATCCTCAATCAACAGTACGAGGCCCGTTGCGACTTCGAAGAGGCCAACGACTTTGAAGAAAACAAAGACGCGATCAATGGGCTGCTGGAAGGCGATAAGTTCAACCTGCAGGAAGGCCAGGGTGATATCGACGTGCCCTCCTTCATTAGCCAGGGCACCCGCTTTCTGACCCCGTCCTGCCCACCTGATCGCGTCATTTCCCTCTCCATGGCAGGCCGCACGGTCGGCCTGTCCTTTCAACCGCTCTGCACCTTCGCCAGCTCACTCGGCCCGTTCCTCGTCGCCGTCACCGCCGTGATCTGCGCGCTCTATGTCGGTCGTTCCGTAGGAGGTAACTAATGCACTACCTATTCCTTGCACAGCTCCTGATCATGATCGTCGGGCCATTGGTGAAGATGGCGCTACGCATCATCGGCTTCGGCTTCGTTTCCTATGTCGGCTTCAATCTCGTGATCGATCAGGCACGCAGTTACATGCAAGCCAGCATGGGTCAGCTAGGTGCCGAAATCAGCGGCATCCTCGGCCTCGCCAACTTCGACGTGATCGTCAACATGTACTTCGCGGCTATCGCCACGCGGTTCATCCTGGCCGGCATCGACAAGGCCCAGGATCGCAAGCGCAATCAGGTCTGGCGCAAGCCAGGCGGCACCTCAATCGAAGCTTAAGGGGGCCGCACCATGCTCGTTATCCGCACCGGCAAGCCCGGCCACGGCAAGACCCTCAACACCATCCGTGAAGTCGACCAGAAAGCCCTGGCCGAAGGGCGTGTGGTCTACTTCCACAACATCAACGGCCTCAAACCCGAAACCTTGCAGGCGCAGTGGTTCGAGTTCGAAGACCCGGAAAAGTGGTACGAACTGCCGAAAGACAGCATCGTCGTCATCGATGAGGCCCAAGGCTGGTTTGGCGCCCGTGACCCAAGGGCGCGACCGCCAGAGCACATCACCCGCTTCGAAACCATGCGTCACCAAGGCCATGAAGTGCACCTGGTCACCCAGGACCCGCGATACCTGGATGTGCACCTTCGCCGCCTGTGCAACAGCCACATCCACTACTGGCGCGTCTTCAAGTCATCCCAGCTGTTGCGCTTCGAATCCGAAGTGGTGGTGGAAAAGGTCGAAGTCAAAACCAGCTTCAAGGATGCCGACAAGAAAACCCTACGCCTCGATAAGCGCTACTTCGGTAGCTACACCAGCACCAACGCCAAACACCACTTTCAGACCACGGTGCCAACCAAGTTCATCCTGGCTGCTGCCGTCATTGCTATTGCTGTCGTTTGGTCGTATCGCTTCATCGGGCAATACGCACCTACAGGCGAGAGCGCGGCATCGGCAGGCGCGCCCGAGGCAAGCGTGGTTGAGCAAGCCAAAGGGGCTATTGGCTCCTTCATCAATCCGCTTGGCCAGCAGGCGCCCGAGCAAGACAGAAAGAACCCCGCCAACTACCTGGCCGACCGAACACCTCGGGTGCCGCAGCTACCGGCATCGGCTCCGATCTATGACGACCTGACCAAGCCCAAGGCCTTTCCGCGGCTGTACTGCATGTCCAGCCATGACCCCGATATCTATGCCCGCAAGTTCGCCAGCGCCCCGAGCGCCACCGTCAACGGCAGGCCGACCGTGTGCCAGTGCTACACCCAACAAGGCACCAAGGTGAAAACTGATTTTCGGTTTTGCCTGGATGTCGTCGAGAACGGCTATTTCGATCCCGCGATACCTGATCGCACCCAGCCAGAATACAGCCAGGCTCCCGCCGCCCAGCCTCCCAGCTCGCCCCCTGTTCAGACGCCCCCAGAGCCGCAGTCAAACAACGGCGTAACCATCGTGACCTATGAGAAGGGGCGTTTCTTGTGGTGATCCCTCGGGGCGTCCTGGGCGTGTTCTGCATACGCCTGCGAGGGACGAGCAGGCGCGCAGAACGCGCCTGCTGACGCCCTTGTAGCACGTCAGATAAACCAAGGTTAAACGTGTCGATTCGGCACTATTTGGAGCAGTAGAAAATGGCAGTTAAAGACCAACTCCGTGTTGATGGTGAGTTCAATAAAACCCCGACCGGTAGGCTGTTTTTCGACAGCATGACCGCTCGGATAACTGACCTTTCCAACGTCCGAATCCTGGCCTGCAGTGTCGATACCGTCCGCCAGTTGTATCGCGGCCTGATCCGCCCGGAAATCATGTGCCTATTCGACAAGCCAGGGACCATCGTTGACTTCGCTGGCCAGCGTTGGCACTCGGGCCGTGTGAGCAAGGATTCCGGCTACCAGTACAAGCTGCAGAATGCTGACCTGGGCATCATCCTGCTGGTGAAGAACTTCAACGCCAAGCTGGAGAACATCGGGCCACACCTGAAAATCGAAGTGTCGCCCCATGCCATCGACACCTTCTCGCCTGAGCGCCTGCAAGAGCGCCTCGACTACTACGCCAGCCACGTCCTGACCAACATCGAACGCAACCAATGCGCTGTCCACCTCGCGCTTGACCTCCAAGGCTGGCAACCGCCTGCCGATCTGGTCGCCCGCATGCACTGCCGCGCACGTGCTGCCCGTGATATTTCCGGCATCAAGGAAATCCAGTGGACGCTGGAGTCTGCGACCTACGGTAAAGGCCAGTCCTACCTGTTTGGCTCCGCTGGAGGCGTCCAGCTGGGCATCTACAACAAGACCGAACAAGCCCGAGCCATCGATAAGCTCGACTACTGGGAAGGCGTCTGGAAGCGTCGCGATAGCTTCGACGAAACCGACCCGGACAACTACAACCCCGAGCAAGACGTGTGGCGTGTCGAGCTGCGTTACCACCACTCTGTTATCCAGCAATTCGCCAGTGGCTCGGTGGATCTGCACACCGGTGCGGCCATTGAAACCAACAGCTACGCCGCCTTTGCTCCGCACCTCGACGGCCTGTGGCGCTATGGCCTGCGCCAATTCAAGTTGCTGGCTCGCCCTGGTTACTTCGAACCCATCTGGACGCTGATCCGCGACGACGTGCGCGTCGATCTGCCGGTCGATTCCCTGGTGGACGAAACCGAGTACAAGCGCCAATACAAGACCTCGCGGGGCTTCTCCGGTAAGAACGTGGAACTGTTCCTGGGAAACTTCGTCAGCCTGCTGGCACGGGAGCGAGTGGGCGCTAGAAAGGCTTTCTATCGGCTCAAGGATTGGGAATGCTGGCCGGTGATCCGCGACCACTATGCCGCCAAGGGCATGGATGAGGACGGTCTGTACAAGCACATCAAAGGCATCCTTGAGGAACGGCATGTGCGTTGGGGGCGTGCTGTCTGATGTTTGTTTGCCAAATACACAAACAAGACAAACACGCTGACGTTCACGCTCTTGGCCGGGGCCGACATCATGGCAATTGAGCAACTGAGCGATGGCCGCTGGAAAGTCGATGTTGAGCCCATCAAGGGCCGGCGCTTTCGCAAGACCTTCAAGACCAAGGGTGAAGCCCAGCGCTTTGAGGCAACCTGCCGGGCCAACTGCATCGAATCCCCTGCCTGGACGCCCAAGCCGAAAGACCGTCGCCGCCTCTCCGAACTCTGCACCCGCTACCACGAACTGCACGGCCACGCCCTGGCTGACGGTGCCGCGATCCTCCGAACCCTGCAGAACCTTGCCAAGGATCTAGGCGATCCTATCGCGGTGAAGCTTACCGGCAATGCCTTCTGCGAAACGCGCAGCGAGCTGCTCAAGGCTGGCATTCAAGGCAAGACCATGAATAACCGGCTGGGCTACCTGAAAGCGCTGTTCAACGAACTGCACCGCCTGGGCGATATCGACTACCCGAACCCGCTGGCCAAGGTACGTCCGCTACGCCTTCAGGAACGTCCTATCTCCTTCCTGTCGACCTGCCAGATAGCTGAGCTGCTTGAAGCTCTGGACGGACGCACGACTAGCCCAGGCATCGGCCTGATCGCTCGCGTCTGTCTGAGTACTGGGGCTCGATGGGGAGAAGCCCAAGCGCTGACACCTGAGCGAGTGCGTAACGGCATGGTGACCTTCGCCAACACCAAGTCGAAGCGAACCCGGTCGATACCGATTGCTGGCGAACTGGAAAAGGCTTTGCAGATCTACTTCAAGCGACACGGCCTGTTCACCAACTGCATACTGACCTTCAGCAGGGTCCTGGAGAAGACCTCGATCAAGCTCCCGGCCGGCCAGGCCACCCATGTGCTGCGGCACACATTCGCCAGCCACTTCGTCATGCGGGGCGGGAATATCCTGACGCTTCAGAAAATCCTGGGGCATACGTCGCTGGCAATGACCATGCGCTATGCGCACCTGTCACCCGATCATTTGCAGGATGCTTTGACCTTGAATCCGCTTTTCGACACTTCTTCGACACCTGCCGAAAGCTGAAAAGCAAAAAGCCCCGAAAACTTGTTAGCTTTCAGGGCTTTAGGTATTGCGAAAGTGGCGGTGAAGAAGAGATTCGAAC